AATAATTGTCAATTGGTTTGACTTTGTACCTATCTTTTATACTCATAAAGACTCATAATAATCGCGCCCTCCTTGATCGCCTCCACTTGCCATTGGCTTTGGCAGCCTATCAAATATTGCCTTTTGCCCATCGTGGTAGCCGTTGGAGTAGGCTTGGATGATTGCTTCTTTTACCTTTGCTTCCATTGTGTCGTTTTCGCATTCGCGTGGATCAATGATAGTGTCAAGGTAGCGGTTGAATTGCGTGAATTCGTATTGGATGTTGTCGAATGGGCTCATCTTATTGCTTGTGTTTTATGTTCAACTATTTCGATTCCTTTTATCTCTGTGATGTTGGTGATCTCCATTGCTTTTGGAAGCTTGCGGAGTAACTCTGCCACATCAAACATCTCTGCTTGCATAAGTGTCCAGAGCAGTGTAGCCCAATCTACCTCGCCAACAATCTCGGCTTTCTTGGTGATGCGGATGTTCTTGGTGTGATCGAGCTCAAGCGTGGTTGTTGTGGTGGCATCGGTGAAGTTGGCAAAAATGTCACTCACATCACTGCTGCTTGCAGACTTAAGTGCATTAGCTGCATCCTGTGCAATCTTTGCATCTGCTTCCGCCTTCTTACGCTCGAGCTCGTTGGAGTAGTCTATCATCATTGCTTTGCGCTGCTCGATGTAAGCCTTGAGCGGCGCGATGTGCTCGCGTTCCACATCCATGATTGACTTCTTGTATTGGTCAAGGGGAATGGTCACCATCTTGCGATTGTTTTCGATATGCTTAATGGCATCGTTTGCCACCTTGATGGACTCTGCACTCATGTCATAGCTTAGCTTGTCTTCGATGATGCTTGGCGCACCTTCAATCATGCCTTGAGCACGAAGCACCTCTGTTGAGTTGAGTGCCTTGTAGAACTCGGAAATGTTCTCTATATTAGCTGCGTTCATAGTGTATTGATTTATGTATGTTTTTAATGAAGGGCGGCTGATTACCGCCCTTTGTTATTTATTAAAACGGAAAGCCGTCTTCGAAATCATCTGATATCACTGGAGCTTCCACAACTGCAGCAGGCATTGGCTTGCTGATTCTTGCAATCCACTCGTCAGACATCTTGATTTTATCCTGGATGAACTCGGGCAGCTGAGCGAAGATTGCATCATCATGCTCCTCGGTGTTGTAACACAATGCATTGTTAAATGCAGGAGGACAAACCAATCCTTTTGGCACTGGAGACATGCCGATGATGTTGGCATACGTTGCATCTCCTTTGGTTACGTGTGTAATGTTAACCATGCACGGCTTTCCAAGTAGCGTAAAGATGTCGAAGTTCTCCGCGATTTCGTTGCTCATCTTTTTGCCTGCCCATGATTCGATGTCGCGGCGGAGCACTGCCTTCTCGTTCATCGAGAGGTTGTAGATGCTGCGAGCATAGAACGGCTTCTCGCCATCACCACGTTCAAATTCGTGGAGCTCTGTTGGCAGTTCAAAGATGAATTGCACTTTGCGTTTTTTACCTGGAAATTGTCCTGTTTGCATCGTAGTTCCAAGGTCTACAATTTGGTAACATCTTGCAACAAACGCTCCTTCTGGTGCGATTGCTCGGGAGGTGTTATTCCCGCTTGGTGCTTTTAGGCCCATAGTTTAATTTAGATTTGATTTATGAATTGATTGAATGATACTTGAGTATTATGCAGTGTCTTTTGGTACATCTTAAAGAACTCATTAACATCCGATGGATGATAAGTGCGCACTGATTCATGCAAACCTTGTTGCATCTCCTTGGAGTATTGGCGAACAAGAACAAGTGATGTCTTGTCACATCTTTGGAAGAGCCCTTGGTGGCAACCGTCTTGCACGATTGTTAGCATGATGCCAGATAAATGATCGTAGTTGAAGTACTGCGTGCTGTCATGTGATTTAAAATAAGTGTTCATAGATTGAAAGAGTAAATGAGTAAATGATTGTTTGACAAATGTACAGCTATATTTTGATTGTGCAATAAGTATTTAAGATTAATGCAATTATTTTCCATCTCGCGTTGCAAGTGCTTGATATTTAGCCCAATAAAATTCCTACTTTTTTCCTACAGATGTGATGGCCACTCCCATAATGATTCCAACTCCCAACTTGAAGGCAGTTGTTTGATGCCACTTCTTGTCTTCCTTGATGTAGATGTTATCCATGCCGGTGATTGCGACATTCGGATTGTCGACTCTCAGGCGCACCACTTGATCAGACTTGCGGAAGAGACGATTAAAGAAGCCAGTGCGCATGGTATCACCGACAGCATAGGTGAACTTGGCAGGGATAACGAGTGAATCAATCTGCAACCACCCGAGGCGGTTGATCATGCCGCCGATTGTGTACCACTCGGTGTTCTTAAGGAATGGCTTTGGCAGTTGGATGTATGGCTTGCCTTGGACCATAACAGTATCACCCAACTTAATCTGCGTTTTTATTACTGTCCTTGTCTCGATGCGTACCACCTCTGATGCGTTCTTTACTTTGACTTCGAGCTCTGCAATCTGTTGTGCTTGTTTGGCCGCATCTGATGACCCCTGCGCTATCACTTTGCGCTGAGATGCAATCACTATGCTGTCCTCATAAATCGTATGCTTAAGACGATAATCGGATTGCACATTGTCAGCGCATGACTTGATCAATAAGAAGACCAGTAAAATAACTACGCCCAAAATAAAAGTTTCAATACGTACAGATGCCATGTTGTATGAGTTTTATAAGTTCCTTTGATGCTTCCCAAAATACTCGTTTATCCTTGAGCTCTGCTTGCAGTATTTGCAATGCCACGCATACCGGCATGCCTCTTTCAATAACATACCAAGCGGCCACCTTGACCAGTCTCTCATCCGCTTGCTGATCCGTCATAATTCGCGTGCTGCTTTCTTGATGAGTATCTTAATTGCATCATCGAGCTTGTTTACTGATGTGTGGATCATTGTGAGCACATCCTTTTTGTCGACATCACTTGCACCTTGGTGCTGCATAAGTATCTGCACAAGTCCAGAGATGTTTGTCAATGGTTGCCTCAATTCGTGGCTAAGCATAAAGCGGAATTCCTCAAGGAGCAATCTTTGCCGTTCGTAATCATGGGAGCTTATGCTTGTCACATCGACCATTTGGATTCCGACAAAGTGCAAAGTATCAGCAATCGCGAAGCAGTTCCAAACATTATATCTGTTGCTCGTGTTCTTCTGCCTGGTCCGAGCATAAACTCTTGATGGCTCAGGCGAATGCTTGCGAGCTGTTGCAATTGCCTTAATAAAATCATCTTTGTCACCTTCAATGCTTATGATGTCGGTGATTTTTGTGGGCTTGATATGGCTCACATAGTTCTTAAAGAGCTCATTGTTGGACACAATTTTTCCATCTTGATCAGTGACCACATAAAACAAATCAATCGAATGTTCTAAGATGAATAGCGAAGACATTGCTTGAGTTCGCTGTAGAGGTTATTCCAAGCAGGCATTGAGCTCCATGCCCATTGTGCTGTAAGGTAAATGGTAAATGTAAGAAGCAAGCCCATCACAGGCGCATCCATTGTAGGTTGATATTCTCGGAACTCAGCGCGAGGCTTGATGATAAATTTTACTTCGGGCTTTGGTGCAAGAAGGAATGCAGAAGTACTCGGCTTGATGGTGTCGCTTGCGTAGATTTGTTGCATCGTTGTTGGCTCTGGTATTGGCTCATCGGCAGGCAGCTCGTAAGTTTGCCCCCACTGATTAGTGCAATAGTGCTTGCCAAAGATAGTGAATTTCTGCATCGATTGATACACAACTTGCGGCTGAAGATGAATAACATGATGATGTGTATGCAGCTTGCAGCCAACACCAATCACGCAAACCCCATCGAGGCTTGTAGTTATTTGTACGGTGTCTCTTCCATCATCCATTGTCACTTGATTTTGGTATGTATCCTGCGGCCACCATTGCGGCAACAATTGCCGCGAGTGTCTCTGTGTTTATCTGCTTAAATATTAATGCGAAGACGGAGCCAAGTATGACCAAGCTGCCAATGGTTGGCCTCCAATACTTGAGAACGATGTCAAGTACTTGCCTTGGTTTGCTAACTGGTTTCCTTGCCATTGCCCCACATTTGGTTAAAAGCGTATGATGTTTTTAATTTTTCGATGAACTGCTCAAAGCTAAGATTCATCTCATCAAGCATGACAAACGGCTCTGCTTGATGCTTGATAAGATAAATCTCGTAAAGCTTTTTCATTGAACGACCGCAGTGAAATATAGTTGCGCCTCTTTCTTGCGCCTTCTTACAAGCCCTGTCACAACCTCGCCGCCTGCTCTGTTCCACTTGAGGAACTCGGCTGCAATTTTCGGATCGTTTGGATTGGCTTTTACAAATCTTAGCAGCTGCGACTTGGCAAGGTTTCCTGCACCCAGGTTATAGGTAAAACTTACAAGCGCATCAAATTGATTCTGATTAACCTTAGTGCCGTTAAGCAGTCCAGTCACGCTGCCCTCAAACTCCTTAAGATGATCAACAAGCATCTGATTTGCTTGCTCTCTTGTAATGGTCTGCCCAAGCTTGACCTTGCTGCCATCATGGTAATACGTTGCGCCGTATCCAATTGTAGGCACTCCTGCGCTGCATAGGTAGGATGTAAGGCGCAAGCCTTCAAACTCCTGAATTAGTCGGATGCCGTTATTAGATGATTTCATATTGGAATTGGATTGTGCAGTATGCCATAGTAACATTTGCTGTTGCAGTTTCTAAGTCAACTTTGCAGGTGTTGTTTGTAGTTTCTGCTCCAATTGTTAATCCTACGATTTCTGACAATACTCCATTATATGAATATTGCATTAATCCGAAACATTGCTTTTCACTTGTAAAGTTTGATGCAGCAGGAAGCTCAATTTCAAATGCTCCAGTAACTTCTCCAGTATCCAGTGTAATACCTAACTGAGCCGATACTGTTGCAATGTTTCCAACTCTGATGAAGGTTGCAGAGTTAACTGCTACAACAATGCCATTCACCTCTCCGCTAATTGTTGCAGTGTAGCTGCCACTTGACATGATGTTTCCCAATTCAATCTGCTTGGAAGTTCCTTGCGGAGATTGCGATGTGTCGCTAATATCAACGATGTACAACAAGTCTTCTGCAACGGGTGCAGTCAATGTACCTAAGTCTGTTATTTTTACGCCTGCCATGATGTTAGTTGTTTGTTATGTAGTTAAGTGCCTTGGTTGAATTGGAGAACTGGATGCCGTTGAAGGTGAACTGATTAACATTAATTAGGAACGTGCCCACGTTAGTGCCCAGGTGAACGCACATATCGTCAACCACCTCAACAGATTCCACATTGGATGCAACCACCCCAATCACCGATGAATAGAAGGTGACAAAGCCGCCTTCGAGAGTTATGTCTATCATATTATTGTCATTGATATTAGTGAGATTAAAGAGGAGTCTGTTCCATTGGTATTCTGAACTGCACCAATAATGTACTTGTCGGTTGTCCAATCCACTGCGATTGATGCGAATGATGTATTTGCAAAGTCAGTTGCGAGTGATGTTGTTGCAAGTGCCATCTCAGTATTTGTTGTGACATTTTTAACAGCCGCAGTTCTTATTGTCTGCAATGCA